TAGGAAGAGATATAGGAAACAATCTATATATAAATAGAAAGGATTATTAACATGTTAGAAAAATTATTTTACAAAATTAAAATTGCTAGAACAGCACAAGCTCTTAGATCATTAGATGACTTAGCATTGAAAGATATTGGTCTTGATAGATCAAATATTTTATCACACGCTTATGATTGTTTTAAAAATGAAAAGCCTAAAGAAAAAAGTAAGATGGATATGCTTGAAGAAATGGCTCAAGTATACAAGGTAACTACTTAACCAACCTCTCCCCAGTTGTCGCCTAATTCTGCGTCAACTTCAAAAGGTATTCGTAAGTCTGGAACACAGTTGGACATGATATCTTTTATCTTGTCCACCTCTTGTTCATTTTTAATATTGAAACATAGTTCATCGTGAACTGTTAACATCGGGCATAAGCCTTCCGAATAACAATCGACCATTGCCTTTTTTGTTTGATCTGCACTCGACCCTTGGATCAATCTATTCAGCGCCTTGTATGTAAATGCTCTTTGTACATTCTGATACTCTTTAACTGCCTCTTTTATAGGTAAGGCTCTTTTTGAAGAAAATCCTCTTGGTTCCCATAAATCAAACCTACACTTTCTGCCTAGTTGAGTTCTTATCATTCCTTTCTGTGAAGCAAAGTTTGAAACTCTTGTTGCTAAATCTTTTACAAAAGGAACTTTCTCATTATATGTTTTTAACAAATCACTTGCCTCATCTTCTGTGATGGCTAGTGTGTCTGCTAATTTTTTACGGCCCATACCATACATGATTCCAAGGTTAACAGTTTTAGCTTCTTTTCTTGATATGTTTGCCATGTCTGCAACCATTTGATGAAAGTCTGCTTTACCTTCGTTATACATGGTTACCACTTCATCTATCAGAGGATGCCTAAGTCCATCAGAAGGTTTAGCACAATAATGAGCCAACCATCTTGGTTCTTGTGATGCATAGTCAAAAGATCCCCACTTACATCCTTCCTCTGGAATAAACAATCCTCTAATCGCTTTCTTGATTTCTAAATCTCTAGATGGTATTTGTTGTAAATTAGGATTGCTTGAACTAAAGCGTCCAGTAACTGTGCCACCATCATCGGTGCGAAGGGGATGAAAATCACAATGTATACGACCATTATGAGCATGATTAAGAATAGTTTCAACAAAAGTTGTATTCGCTTTGTTAAGTTCTCTAATCTTTACTATCTTTTTAGCAACGGGATGAGGATGATGAGAGAGAAACTGTTTTGTGAAAGAGGGCGACCTGCTTTTTTCTGTGCGAAAATACTCAAGTCCAAAAAAATCAAAGACCTTTGCTATAGATGTGCTGACCCAAGGTTCAATCGCAATACCAGTAGTCTTGACTATCTCATCAAGTAATTTTTTCTCTTGCGCTGCCATTTGTTTTTTTACTTTTTCGGCTTGATCTAAATCAACACGAACACCTTTTGTTTTCATTTCTAACATCACTGGTATTAATGAGGATTCTAGTTCAAAAATACTTGTGCATTCCTCTTTATGTAATATTGGTAGTAAGTGATCATACAATCTTAAAGTGACTGCAGCGTCTTGCTCTGCATATGCTCCTACATATTTAGCAGGTAGTTTATACATCTCTGCTTTTGGATCTACTCCAAACTCACTTGCAGCATGTCTCAAAGTTTTTTCACTCTTGTATTCTTGTAAATAGTCAATTACTAAACTATTTAAATTATAGTACCTTCTGTTCTCATCAATCAAAGGAGCCATGATCATTGTATCAAGTATAAGACCTTTGACTTCTATTCCCTCTGCTCGTAACCAACCTAAATCATACATAGAGTTATGAAAAATTTTAGGTATGTTTGGAGTATCCATTTGTTTCTTAAACCATCTAAAAACAGTTTTTGAATCTATGTTGCCTTGTGAATGTCTTATAGGATAATATCCTCTAAAATCTCCCGCAGCGACTGCGATACCAATTATATATCCATCTTTTCTGCACCACCCAGGCCCTAGTTTTAGTAGGTTTGGATCTCTTGTTTCTAAATCAACGGCTATACGAGGTGCTTTTGTTAAGTCTGGAAAATCACTTGGGGGAGACCAATCAAAGTCTATATTCCCCCAGGATAAATCTTTTATATCTTGATCGATAAAATGATATTGGTGTTCTTTATTTGTCATTAATTATTTCGCCTCCAAGAGCCGCGTATCCAATGATATCCACCCAACTATCATCATGATTTAAAGTCTCTGCTAGTCTAGCCAATTTAACACCTATCATACAAGCAACAACTTCTTCTGCCGTAACTTCTCTTGCAAGTATAACAGACCATATCTTAGCTATTCTTTCGTGATTAAATTTTGCAGGTCCATACTCCTTTGCCCTTGGTCCGTTAATTAATTTTTCTGCCTCGTCTAGAAAATGTTTTCTATCTTTTTTCATCTATCCACTCCTTGATTTCAGAACATTTCCATAATCTTGTTTTTGGTGTTATTGAAATGGGATCTGGAAAACCTTTATTATCCATCCATGTTTTTATTGTTTCTGAACTTACTCCAAAGAAATTAAGTATTTCTTTTCCGTTTATATATCCAAGTTCATTGTTTAAATTAATGTCTTCCTTGTTATCTTTTTTCATATTTTATATCCACTTTCATTTTTACTTTCAACTATATGGAGGGACTTACGAGCACGAGTTGCTCCCACATAAAATACTCTATGCTCACTATCTTCGTCTCCTTTTTCCTTTATTAACTTAGGACAGTCAAGAAGTAATGCCACATTGTCTGCCTCTCCACCTTTCGCTTTATGTATTGTTGATAAACGAATTCTAGGTTTATTCGTTAGTATTCTCTCCCCTCTTCTTCTTGCTGAAGTAATATATATTCGTTGTTGATCCGTCATACCTAGGACATCGTACCACATCATTTCTTTTTTCAAATTTAAAAGAGATCCCAACTCGCTGTTTAATAAATCGTCCAAAGTATATGTTCTGCTTTGGTCTAGTTGCTCTATCTTTCTTTTTCCACCATATTCTATTATTCCCTTTTTTGTTCTTTTCGAAAACTCTACCCAATTTTGTACACTTAGACTTTGATCTTTGCATAATTGTATCCACACCTCTATACTGTTAATTAACTGTTCAGACACAGACCATCCAGATCCCTCCCTCCAGAACATGTATCCCTCATCTTGTAGTTTATTTCCTATATCAGAAAGTATTCTGTTCGTTCTCGCCAATACATACCACTCTCCTTTGCTAAAATTTATATCCATGGCATTGTAATAATAAGAAACACTGCCCTCCTCTTCTTTTGGTCTGTATTCCTTTTGTTTTCTTGTTTGAACTTTTTGTATTATATCTTTTGCAACAGACCAGACAGTGTATGGAACTCTATAAGATTGATCTAGTACAATGGATTCTTTTGCACAGTTTAAAAAATGATTTACGTTTGCGCCTGCCCAATTGAAAATACATTGATCGTCATCCCCAGCATAGTAAGCCTTTTTAGCATTAGGTAACAAACACTCCTTGACCATTCTCCATTGAATAGGAACTAGATCTTGTGCCTCATCTACAATTAATAAATCTAAATCTGGACCAGTTCCTTGTTCTAAAAATTTAAGGAGCATGTCTGTAAAATCTAACTTGAAATGTTTCTTTTTAAAATCTTGATAGCCTTCTGCAACTGTAGGCATGTATGCTCTCTTCAAAGACATGTCTCCAAAAGAATCAAACTCTTTCATTAGATCAGTGCCTTTTAACCTAGACATGTTATATACATAAAAATATTTATCCCCATCACTTGACCCAGGTGTAAACATGTCTCCTTCTTCTATATTTATTTTCTCTTCTTTTCTAAAAGATATACCTAGTTTTTTACCTATGAATCTCATGTCGGCAGATTTGATAACATCTTCGGATTTCATTCCAACCCAACGAAAAGCAAGAGAGTGTAGTGTTCTAAAGTGAGGAAAATATTTTTGATCTAAATTAAATTTAGCACAAGCTCTGTCAATAGCTTCTTGTGCAGCTTTTCTTGTAAAAGATAAAAAAGCTATTCTTTGTGGATCAACTCCATCTGCAATAGCTTCTTCTATAATATTTAAAAGTTTTGTTGTTTTACCCGTTCCAGGTGGTCCATAGATTGCCGTTTCATTACTCACTTTCTATCTCCTTGTCCTTTGTTTCTACCCGTTTGTTTTTTAGGTTTATCTTCTTTGAAGCACACTCCTTTTGCATAAATTTTAACTGCCTCTGGGTGTATCCTCCACAGTTCTTCTACTACATAATCCTCTATCAGTTTCTTATCTTTGGTGCATTCGTCCATGTCTTTAAAAACTACACCAGGGTTCCAAAAACTGCACTTACTCTTACCACCTTTGTATCTGCATTCCTCAACTATGATTGTGCAAAAAGCTATTAGTACTTCCATTAGAACGGAACCTCCTCTTCAAATTCTACTTTAGGTATTTCAACATCTTCTCTTACTTCGGGAACCCACCAAACACGAATAGTTTTTCTTTTGCCATCCGTTGTCTTAAATTTTTTAGCATCGCTACATTTATTTCCATTATTTATTTCTTTAATTCTCTCTTGAATCTGTCCTTTAGAATAATGTGTAAAAGCTTTTTGTCTTAAAAATTCTATAAAAGAATCCATTTTAAAATGGACATACCCATCCATAATCCATGGTTTACCAATCAATAATTCTTCTGCCGATTGTGCTTGTACTCTTCCGTAACAAAAAGACTCAAGCAGTTGATTAAAATGTCCTTTGTAAGTTAGTTCTTCTGGTACTTCTATTTCATTAGCCTCTGCTAACAATCCGTTAATTAACACTTGCCAATCGCTTTCTTTTACTTTTGGCGGCATGAAGTTTTGTTGCTCCAGACATGCTATCTGAAATTTAGATTGTGATTGTAAATCAAAACTTGTTAACTCTAATCGCCTACCATCCAAATCTGCAAAGAACACTCTTGGTTCTGATTTAACAATAGATATACCTGTTATTTCTACTGCATCTACATTTGCACCAATGCCATACTTTCTTCTTTTACATAAAGATTTATTGCAATGTGATTTAATTGGTTCTTGATTACATGTATAAAAATATTCTTTCTTCTCTAATTGACCTTGTATCTGAACTATCTCTTGTGCCGATACGGGACTTGTACAATAATCAATATTGAATTTTTCTAGCAGCGCTTTCCAATTATCGGGATCCATTTTCTTAAACATCGCACCATAGTTAAACAAAGACATGTTCCTTGCTCCTTCTCCAATGCCGTTTAGTGCCATGACATTTAAACAAGGTGGACCTTCTGGAAAAGGTTCTGTCTTTTTTGAACCTACTTGTAATTTAAAAAAATCATTCGGTTTTACTTTTCTTTCATCAACTAAATCTAAAAATTCTTCAAAGGTGGCAACCTCTCCATTGTCTTTGAAGGCATATCTCATGGTTTGATCTTTGTTATGATAAGGTAGGTTTATAAAGTTACCTACATCTCCTCGTTCTACTAATATCTGCTCTTGTTTTGGAAATATTTCACAGTTACCAAAACCAATTACAGATGCAATCTCTGATGCTTTATCTCTAAATTCACCTGCATTCATCCAATCTGTTAAAAAGAAAAAGATGTGTGCTCCACCACTTTTACTTCTACAAACGATGCATGGTATTTTAAGTTTTCTTAATTTTTTATCTAGGGAAAGATGGTCAATAGGATATGTATCAATATCCAATGCACCAAACTTACAGTTATTTTCTTCATTAATAGGTATAGAACCAACACCAAGTCCACCATCTAGATGACCATTGATAAGTTCTAGTGTTAACGGAGTTCTTTTAATATAGGAGTTGGCGGCTTGTTTCCCTTGTCTTCTTTCCTGGGAGATCTTTGTCTCTCCATGAGCCTCAGAGAAACCTTGAAAAGCATCCATAAACCTTTGACCATTGTTCATTTTATTCCTCACAAATGGTTTTCGGGTAGAGGAAAATGAAATGGAGGACCTCTACCCGAAATCGTTAAAAGTTAGAATGGTATTTCATCTGCATTCGTAGTAGGAGATTGATCAATCTCATCGGCTACTGCCGTTCCTTTAATCTCTCCACTTGCAACACTATTATGAAACTCTTTACATTCATTATAAACGTCAAGAGAATCTACCATCCCGACTTTTTCTATCTGCCAGGAATACCAAGATCCTTTGTCATTGCCATCGGCTACTGTTTTTAGTCTCCATTTATTGGCAAACATAGGAGCAGGTTTTGATGTACCATCTGCTAACTTTATAGTTTGCATTGACATTTGAGTTACCCAAATCTTTGATCTTCTAATTTGAGTTTTCTTCATATCTATGATGGCAGGTTCTAACATACCAAGCTCTTCATTAAGAACTTTAACGTAGTGTTGACCCGTTCTTACAAGTTCATTACCACTAGGTAACACGTCCATATTAGTTTCTTTGTCTCTTTTGACATTCAAAACATCGGGATGATCCTTGGATAATTCTTGTACAAAACCACCACCTTGAGATCTTGGTACGAACTCAAGTAATTTTTGCTCAAAATAGCAAGGCACTACAGTAATACCTTCTTCTGCTTTCCATACTTGATGGGTAACAGTATTAAAGATATCTCCTTGTTCTGCACCTTTTATATAATCTGAATTAGTTTTAACTAACTGTGGAGACAATGCTTGTAGAATCCTTAAAAAAGGAATCTGCATGTCATCTGCCGTCACATTAGATAGTCCCAAGCCAGAATCGGTTGCCATTTCACTTATCAAATTTGCAGGTAAACCTGCCTCTTTCTTCTCTACTACTTGTGCTTTCATGATTATACCTTTCTAAATGTAGCAGTTGTACCAACATACGCACCAAACATTTCAAGATCTACTTCCTTGCCATCTTTGATACGATCCGATAACCAAGATTTCAAAGTCATTGGATGTATGTGTGTCTTTG